TAGAAAAGTTAAATCAGAGTCTGATTGGAAGAAGTATTACGGATCATGTCCAGAACTCAAAGAAGATATAGAAAAATATGGTAGGGAGAATTTTACGCGCACTATTTTATCATTACATAAAACAAAAGGCAAAACAAACTTTGAAGAAACCAGACAACTCTTCTTCAACAATGTCCTCACAGAAGGACTTGACGACGGAACCCCGAGGTACTACAATAGCAACATCCTCAACAGGTACTTCCGAAAAGATTATTATGAACGCAACGACTGAAGATATTGTTGCGCATGTGAGGGAGTGGTCTCTTGATCGTGCTGCAGACAAAGGTATTTCAAAAGAGGATGCCAGTGCAATTCTTGCTGAGTTCTATGAGTGGATTGAACCAGAAAGCGATGAACTTGAAATCGTTTCTCTAGAACCAGAAGATTGACAAATTCTAAATAAAAACTTATAATGTTTATACCCACCTAAATGGTGGGTTTTTCGTTATTAGTCCTTGAGTGACATTTAGAGCCTAGGAGATTGCCCCTTGAGAAAGGGGAAGTGCGCTTTCTCTATTAGGATGTAGAGTTCAATTAATCTTAATGCAAAATTTCTTTACAGTAGCCCTGCCTCTTCTGGCAATGGTTACAACCAATTCGGCATCACTGCCTTTCTCTAGTTATAAACTGCAGGGTCCTCCTCCACCAGTGGAGAAACCTTATTCTATTATCAAAGAGTTTGAACCTGAGAAGACAGCAATCCTAGAGGTTGCACCACCACCAAAGCCAAAAGAGAAAAGGCTAATTTGTAAAGGGTGTAATGAACATGAAAATGCTACCCTGGCATTCTTCCAGGATCGTGGTATTAAAGACAGAAACGCCCTTGCTACCATCATGGGCAACATACGTCAGGAATCAACTTTTATTCCTAACATTTGCGAAGGTGGTAGTAGGACCAGTTGGAATAACTGCTATGGCGGTTATGGACTGATCCAATGGACATCTGCCAACAGATATTATGGATTGGGTGATTTTGCTAAGAAGTTTGGTGGTTCTCCATCAGAACTTCATACGCAACTTCGTTATCTAACGACTGAGGTTCAATGGCAACGAATTGAAGACAGGATGAAAACTCCTGGTAAGTCTATCAATCGTTACATGGACTATGCGTATAGTTGGATTGGTTGGGGGCATCATGGTGCCCGCACTTCGTATGCTCATGAGTATGCTTCCAAACTGATCACGGTAGAAGTTTGATAAAATAAAATAACAATATACAACTGAATAATAAATAGAGAGGAGTGTTGCTACTCCTCTTTTTTTATGTTTAATTTTAACTTCGGAAAGAAGAAACCAGATAAGAAGCAGATAATCCTTATAAGCGTCATACTCAGTGGTATCGTAGCAACCCTCTCTCAATGCACAGGAGCGCCTCAGGAGCGCCTCTGGGACCTTCTAGACGAGGTTCAGAGGGCGTTCTTCCCCCAGACCATAATCAACGACGTTCTGCTTCAGGACCCTGCTGTGGTGGGTAGGAGAGTTGGGCGTGATGTGGATAAAGCCATTCGTGACTATGAACGCTTGACAAGGGACTCAGAACCACCTAGAGTACCTTTGCCACGGTTGATAGAGAAAGCTCTAGATAACTCTGAGGCTCAAAGATTACTCGGTGGTGAAATGAGACTATGTGCTCCATGGGTTGACAATTGCCCCCAAGAACCTGTAAAATGAATATGCCGTGGTTCAAGACTTAAGATAAGATGCAGTGGGGCGCTTATCAAAGAGGATTGATTTAGATTCACAACCACACGGCATTCACTTGACAATCAAATCTTGAACTGATATGATTGTCTCATGGGTGTTGAGGGTCCAAACCTCAAGTAATTCCCACCCCTCCCATGCCTCTCAATGATGCACAAACAGGGAGGTCCCTTGGGCAAGTAGCATAATGGATAATGCATCAACCTTCTAAGTTGCCGATTGTAGGTTCGAGTCCTACCTTGCCTGTTGGAGTTTATCTCCATATATAAAAGTGATAGAGGGTAAGTCACTGTTATATCCTGATGAGGTATATCACACTTACTCCATCATCCTCTGGTAGTCTATTGGTAAGGACAGGCAGACAATGCACTTGGAATCTAGGTTCGATTCCTAGACAGAGGAACAAGTCGATGTGGCGGAATTGGTAGACGCGCTGGGTTTAGGTTCCAGTAGATTAATCTGTGAAGGTTCAAGTCCTTTCATCGACACTTGACAATCAAACTAAAATAGTTTATGATTGTCTACATGCGGAGTTAGTTCAGCGGTAGAACGCTATCCTTCCAAGTTAGATGTCGTCGGTTCGATTCCGATACTCCGCTCTGAACCTTTTGGTTCTAAATTTATTGCCCTATAGCTCAATTGGCAGAGCACGGAGCTGTTAACTCTGGGGTTCTTGGTTCGAGTCCAAGTGGGGCAGTTGGAAGTGATCCTGCGATAACCTCAAGAGCTCTCCTTCCAACTAAAACCTAGAATATTTCTAGGTCAGGGGGATGGCCTCCCCTGTTTCGGGCGATTAACTCAGCGGTAGAGTGCCTCCTTTACACGGAGTAGGTCGGCGGTTCGAATCCGTCATCGCCCACTTGATAAATAAATACAAAAAGAGTATAATGGAAAAACTGTTTAAACTCTTAAGTGATGCTCAGTCATCACTTTTTGTTTTATTTCATAAAACTTGGGCATTTCATTGGAATGTAGTTGGTGAAGATTTCACGCAACTTCATCAACTCTTTGGTGGACAGTATGAAACTATGTTTGAAGAGATTGACAGACTCTCTGAGCATATGAGATACTTAAATGTAAAACCATTAAGTTCTCTATCAAGAATGCTTGAGGTTACTCAGATTAAAGAAGCAGCAAGTTCAACTGGAGCAAAAGAAATGCTTCAAGAACTTCTAGATAATAACACCAAGTTTTGTGAATTAATGGCAGAGATTTCAGAAGAATCGGAAACACAAAAGCAATATGCAACTGCTAATCTGGTTCAAGACTTGATGGAATCTCATGGCAAATTTGTTTGGATGTTAAGATCTCATTTACAATGAGTAGGATGAAAGGCAATGATTTCAATAAGATGCAAAGATTGTAATAAAGAATTAGCAGGACACCTAACTAAAACAGTAACCTGTGGTTGTCCAAATATGGCAACAATTCGTGGAGATAAGATTTCAGCTGTTGACTTATCTCGCATTATTATGCTAAACTCTTTAAAAGAAAATCAAAACAAAAGTGTGCTTACTTCTCAAGATATTGCTTGGCAAGAGGCACGTCGTCAACGTAAAGTAAGACGACTTGATTTTGAAGTCCGTTAAGGACTTAAACTTGGAAGATTGGCCGAGTGGTTGATGGCGATAGTCTTGAAAACTATTAACGTTAATAGCGTTCCAGGGTTCGAATCCCTGATCTTCCTTTAAGATAAGTTACAAATTTAACAATTCCTTCAACAGTGTTTCAATATGAACACAAAAGTTGATTTTTAAATTCCTGTGATTAGTATATAGTAGTATCACAGGGATAAACCTATGGATCAGCACACCTATGAAAATTGGGTGAAGATCAAGGCAACTTTTGAAGCCTCTGGCAACACCAATAATATGTTTTATTATAGAGCATGTGAAATTGTGAAGACTAAAAAAGATCCTCTCGCAAAATTTCTTGGAGACGAGAAATGATGCACGAACAAGAAGAGTTTATTACACGTTCTGAAGTTCAGGAGATGATTGATGCTGCTATACGACGACACAACCGTAATGCTTCTATCATTAGTATGTGCGTCGGTTGGGTGGTTCTTGCTTTATTTGCTGAGGGACTTTTGAGATTGGTTGGAGTTATTCCTCCATTGCTACCATGGCTCAAAATCACTCTGAACTAATTTTTCTAGTTCCTTGGTTTGTTCTTGTGGTGATTGCCCTAACAATGTTTGTTCAGGGTTGGATGCTAATGAATGCTCATTATGGGTATTCAAAAAGTCCAAAAGTAAAACATCCAGAATTAAACGACGTTAAAGCAGGAGATCCTTTACTAGTGGTTAGATTCACAGAAGAAGATTTGCAAGAATTGCACCAAAGAATTCTCCAACAGAAAATGGATGAACTCTTTGAAGAACCATCAACCTATGAGGACGAAGAAGATGAGTAGTACAATTTTCACGGCAATGACTATTTTTGGTCTTGTTGGTTTGTTTATTATATGGGGACTCAACAATGCATATCCACAATAAACAAAAATACAACTTTGCCATGTCTGCATTTGTGAGGATGCACGGTCATTCCGTTATACATAATCATGATATTAAACAGTTTTGTGTTGAATGGTCCAATGGAAATGATAGTGCTCCTTTAAAGGGGCTTGACGAAGTGGATCAATACATGTATTATGAATACAAGCACTGGAGGGGTAGATGATCTTTCATCTAGTTGAGACACTGGCAGCAAGTCCTTTCTTTCTTTTTCTCTGCGGGATGGGGTTGACAGTCGTTCCTTTTGCTGGTATTATGTTTATACATAGAGAGAAGTAACCGGATATCGCCTAACTTGGTCATGGCACCTGCTTTGGGAGCAGGAATAATTTCAGTTCAAATCTGAATATCCGGACTCATAAAAATCACTTTATGAAAATGCAAGAACTAGAAGAACTTCAATCCTTTACAGTCGAAGAGTTTCAATCTGATTTTGACAATCTAATACAAAGAGTAGAAAACGGTGAATCATTTATCATACGAGATGGAAATAAAAGTGCAGTGATAGTTCCTTACAACGAAACCATAAAGTACGCAATAGAAACAACTGTGGATGACGAACTGATACGTCTCCATACAGACCACGAAGAAGGGTCTTAATTCTATTGGGAGTATAGCTTAATGGTTAGAGCGCCCTGCTTATAACGGGGTAGTCTGGGTTCAACTCCCAGTACTCCTATTGCTCGTTTAGCAATCTGGTGAATGCACCGATCTCATAAATCGGCATAGGTGGGATCGTTCCCCACAACGAGCACTTGACAGAACCCCTGTCAAACCCTTATGATACTAAGGTCAACATTCAAAACAATGACTCTTACAGCAAAATTCAAGAAAGACGTTTCCACTCTTCGTGGCGCAGCAAACGGTGAATTCTACCTTGATGTAAAGAATCCGAAACTCTACAAAAAGGTTCGTCGCTTTTACGAAAACGAAGGTGTAGTATTTTCTGGTGATCCTCTGGATGATTATGAAATGCTTATGGAATATGTTCTTGCTGATCTCGAATCTGTTGAGGTTGCATGAAAACTAAAGTTCTTCTTGAACGTGAAGGATACCGATTCGTTGAAGCAGGTATCCTAGAAATAAACGGTAAACCTGATTATCGTATGCAAAAACAGAACGAATACACTAAACGCTGGAATGACATTTATCTTTTTGATAATGTTCTACAATGTTCTACTGCAATGGAGGATATTGAGTATGCGAAATGGTTAGATCCAGATCGTGTTCCTTGTTATGTAAAAGATGATGATGAGTAAATAGACACGGATGGTCTATAACAGCACTGGTCGGGAGCAAACCCCTTATGTCTAAATCTGATTTACTTCGGTGGATTGGAAACATTCTTCTTATAATTGGTTATCAAACTATGTTATGGGGAGAATTTAAGTATGGTTTGATGATAAAAATTATTGGGGGATTACTCACAATACCTTTTGCCATTAAACTTAAACTTTGGGATGTGCTATTCTTATGTGCATTCTTTGGTATTTCCGAGATATCAAAGTTAACCCAACTTTTCTTAGTTTCTTAAAACTAAGTGGTGGAGTCAATATGACCCTATTATGAGTTTCTTGCTTCTCTCAAGAGCAAGTGGTGCGGATGGGACTCTCTCCCGCCTGGTTTCTTATTTCCAGTCAAAGAATAAGTGGCGAGCCTGAGTTACATAAGATGGGTTGCATAAACCCATCTTTTTTTGTATAATACATACTACAGAGATTAATCATTGATTTATGAGTCAATATAAAAAAACAGCACTTGTACTTGGTGCTGGTGGTTTCATTGGAAGTCACATGGTAAAACGACTACGCTCTGAAGGATATTGGGTGCGCGGTGTAGACCTTAAGTACCCAGAATATTCTGAAACAGAAGCAAATGAATTTATTCAAGGTGACTTGAGAGATGCTGCTTTTGTTGAGAGAGTGATTCAGTTCAAAGGATATCTTGGGAATTTTTATCATTTCATTGCGTCAAAATATATTGATACCTTTGATGAGATCTATCAGTTTGCCGCTGATATGGGTGGTGCGGGTTTTGTTTTCACTGGAGAAAATGATGCAGACATTATGCACAATTCAGTTTCTATTAATCTGAATGTTCTTGAAGCACAGCGTCAATTGAATGACTTTAAGGAAATTAATAAAACTAAAATCTTTTATTCTGGATCTGCTTGCATGTATCCAGAGCACAATCAATTAGATCCTGATAATCCTGATTGTCGCGAGGAGTCTGCATATCCGGCTAACCCTGATTCAGAGTATGGGTGGGAAAAACTTTTCTCCGAACGTCTTTACTTTGCTTATCATCGCAACTACGGAATTCCTGTTCGTGTTGCTAGGTATCATAATATCTTTGGACCAGAAGGAACTTGGGAAGGTGGGAGAGAGAAAGCACCAGCAGCAATCTGCCGTAAAGTTGCCTACCTTCCAGAGAAAGGTGGATCAATTGATGTATGGGGAGACGGATTACAAACTCGTTCCTTCTTATACATTGATGAATGTGTTGAAGCAACACGCCGATTGATGGATTCTGAATTCATTGGACCAGTTAATATTGGTTCTGAGGAAATGGTTACGATCAATCAACTTGTAGATACTGCTGCTAAAGTTGCTGATAAAGTGGTAGAGAAGAATCATATTGATGGTCCTCTTGGTGTTCGTGGACGTAATTCAAATAATGATCTTATTCGCGAAAAACTTGGTTGGGATTATTCTCAAACATTAGAAGAGGGTATTCGTAAAACTTATAATTGGATTAAGGGGCAAATTGAGGCAAAATGAAAATACTTATTTTGGGATCCGGTGGTCAAATTGGTGCTTATTTGACAGAATATCTTAATAACAAAGGGCATGAAGTAATTGAATTTGACTTTGTTAATGGAGAAGATCAGGATTTGAGAAAGATTCCTAATCCAAAACTCATGCATGATATTAGAGTTGCTGACTTTGTTTTCTTCCTTGCATTTGATGTTGGTGGTTCTAGATATCTGAAAAAGTATCAACATACTTTTGATTTTATTAATAACAATACTAGGATCATGGCAAATGTATTCCAGTATCTGAAAGAATATCGTAAACCATTTATCTTTGCCTCTTCACAGATGAGTAACATGAGTTATTCTCCGTATGGTGTGATGAAGAAAGTTGGAGAAATGTATACTCAAAACTTAGGTGGTTTGATTGTTAAATTTTGGAATGTGTATGGAATAGAAAATGATCATGAGAAGTCTCATGTAATCACTGACTTCATCCGCAAAGGATTTGAAGAAGGTGAATTTGAAATGATGACAGATGGTACAGAAGAAAGGCAGTTTCTCTATGCTGAGGATTGTTGTGAAGGTTTGGAAACAATCATGGAACATTATGCTGACTTTAAATCTACAGACCCTCTTCATATAACATCATTCAGATCTGATTCAATTAAAAGAGTTTCTGAAATTATTCAGGGGCAATTTAATTTAATTGGTAAATATGAGGTTAAAATAAAACCCGGTCTTGCTAAAGACAGTGTTCAACTGGATAAAAGAAATGAAGCAGACAATTATATTCATGGTTGGTGGTTACCAAAAACAAATTTAGAAACTGGTATTGGAAAAGTATTTGCGGAGATGAAAAAAAATTATGGCTACTAATTTAAACGCACTTAAAAATTTTATTAATGAACCTCATTGTGATTTGGGATCCAACGCATGGGTTCTTGCTGATTTAGTTAAGACTATGAAGGACGCTAGATTTATTGATCTAGGTGTTCGTTTGGGAGCTTCTTCCGCTATAATGTCAATTAACGCAGAAGAAAATAATAATCAAGTCTGTGGATGCGATTTGATGTTTGATGGTTTTGAAAGAAACGGCGCAAAGTTTGTCAATAAAAACTACATGTGTTACATGGCAGATAGTGTAACTCTTGGAAAAAATTGGGATGAAGATCCTTTTGATATTGTTTTTGTTGACACTATTCACACAAGAGAACAAGTTCTCGCAGAACTTTATTTCTGGGCAAATCATCTAAAAGAAGGTGGGTATTTTATTTTCCATGATTCTCATTGGGAAGGTCCGGGCGATGTTATTGGTGGAAAGCAATGGGAACGTGTAGATGTTGCCATCACCGATTTCTTTGGACTTCCTAGAAGTGTCCGTGAGATGAATCAGTATGAAGATGAAAATATTCGTCTTGAACATTATACTCCAAGTTATGGTATGACCTTTGTTCAGGTTAAAACATTGGATGCTATTGAAAAGTTCAAGAGTAATATTGATTGGAAAGAAGTTTTTGATATTCGCAATTGGTTAAATGATCTTCATTTTAATCCAAAGAATCCCAATTTTGTAGATTGGAATCAAGACATTGATAATATTCAAAATGAGTTGATCATTAATCCATGACATGTTCAGTTTCTCATTGGAGTGGTAGACTTGGTAATAATATCCAGCAAGTTGCAAATTGTTTAATGTTCGCTGAGAAAAAAGGTGATACTTTTTATCAGCAATTAGACCATGATATTATTCGCAAGTTTGCACTCAACTTCGGTGTTGAAGAAGACTCTCAAGAATATTCCGGTAGGTTTTATTCTTGGGAACCATTAGTTCATTGTGAGAAGGGTATACTTGAGGGTGGTAATGAAATTGGTTTACCCAAAGAATATGTTTATGAAAATATTCATAGAGTTTGTAGAGGATACATTACACCAAATCTAAAACTTCCTAAGAAAGAAGAGATTGGGGATGATACTGTAATAATGCATTTGAGAAGTGGTGACAACTATCATCGTATTTTTGATCCACCAACAAACTACATTCCAAACCCTTTGATTTATTATTTGAACCTAATTGATTCTTTTGAAAAGTGTATTTTAATCACTGAACCAGATAAAGAAAATCCAATCATTCATGAGTTGATGAAGATTGATAAAGTTCAGATTCAATCATCAACAGTAGAAGATGATTTTGCAACTTTGATGAGTGCTAAAAATCTTGCATTATCTGGAGTTGGAACTTTTGCTATGGCAGCTGCTTTATGCTCAAATAATATTCAGAATCTTTTCACTACAGATCTGTTATTGACTGAGCACCTAAATTATAGTATGCTGTTTAATAGTAATGTCAACGTGCATGTGATGGAGTTGGAAAATTATCTTCCAGTTTTTCCTTGCAGTTGGAAAAACACAGAAGAGCAAAGAAAGTTTATTTTAGAGTATAGATGAAGATTTTTGTAACAGGATGCGCCGGACTACTTGGCGCAAATTATACTAGACATCTACTTGCCAATGGACATGAGGTTATTGGTATTGATGACCTATCTGGAGGATACAAAGCATTTCTTCCTAAAGCAGAAAAGTTTACGTTTGCAAAGTTTGATCTTGAACGTAGAAAAAAAGTAGTTGAATTGTTTGAAGAGCATAAACCAGATGTTCTTCTACATTTTGCTGCTTACGCTGCTGAAGGATTGTCTCCTTTTATTCGCAACTTCAACTACAGAAACAATCTTATTTGTTCGGCTAACTTGATCAATGAGTGTATTGCTCATGACACTAAGTTTATCTTTACGTCAAGTATGGCAGTGTATGGAGAACAAGAACCTCCATTTACTGAGGATAAGCGTCCTCAACCTATTGATCCTTATGGCATTGCAAAATATGCTGTTGAGTGTGATTTGAAACTTGCTCATGAACAGTTTGGACTTAGATATAATATTGTCCGTCCTCACAATGTTTTGGGAATCTATCAGAACATTTGGGATAAGTATCGTAATGTGATTGGAATTTTTATTCGCAAGACATTGAATGGTGAACCAATTCTTGTATATGGTGATGGAGAACAGACTCGTGCTTTCTCAGATATCAGGTATTACATGGAACCATTTGATAAACTTCTAACAGATTGTGACGGAGAAATCTTTAATATTGGTGCAGATAAACATTTTACCTTAAATGAAGTTGCTCAGGCAGTTCAAACTATTGGTAAGAAATATGGATATGAAGTTCCTATTGAACACGGTGAACCACGTCATGAAGTAAAACATGCTTACTGTGATCATACAAAAGCAAAAACTATGTTAGACTTCAAAGATGAAACCAATCTTGATGAACTGATTGAATCTATGTTTGTTTGGGCTATGAAACAACCAAACAGAAAAGTCAAGAAAATGGAATATGAAGTTACAAAAGACATCTACGATTACTGGAAATGACTGATTACGAAGGACAATATCCAAACTCAAGAAGATACTTTAAAAGTGATTATGAAAGTTTAAAGTTTAAATTTACTGGATCTGAAAATATTGAGAATAATTATTCGCAATCAATGCAAGACATGTTTGTTCTTTCTATTCTTAATGGAAAGAAAAATGGTGTTTATGTTGAGATTGGTGCAGACAAGCCTAGAGTGATTAATAACTCATATCTTCTAGAATCGCAATACGATTGGACAGGAGTTTCTTTTGAAATTGAAAGTGATAAAGTAGAATATTTTAATACAATACGAAAGAATCAATGTGTTTGTGTAGATGCAACTAAGTTTGATTACAAGAATCTTTTTGATGAAAGAAAGTACCCAAAACAAATTGATTACTTACAGTTGGATTGCGATCCTCCACAAATTACTTTGGAGTGTTTGAAAAAACTTCCTCTTGAAGATTATAGATTCTCTGTAATTACATTTGAGACAGATTTATATGCTGGTGGGCAAGAGGTTCAGAAAGAACACTGGGAAATATTATCATCTCTTGGATATCAAAGAGTTGTTAAGAATGTGAAAAATGAAGGCAATCCCTACGAAGATTGGTGGATTGATCCTTTGGTGATTGATGAAGATATGTGGAAACAATTTTCAAATGAAAATGTAGAGTTTAGTGAGGTTATTTTGGGATGAAAGTATTTGATTCTTTTATTTTTTTCAATGAGTTAGAATTATTAGAAATGCGTCTTAACATCTTAAATGATGTTGTTGACTATTTTATTCTTACAGAGTCTCCATTCACTGTAAGTGGAAATGAAAAACCACTTTACTATCAAGAAAATAAAGATAGATTCTCTAAATGGAATGATAAGATTATTCATTATGTGACAGAAGAAATCCCAAATGATTTCAACCACATGCTACAAAAAACAAAATATCATGTGGCATATAATGATACTGATCCTTATGGAACTAAATTTATTGATCTTCCCATTAGATTTCAGAGAGCTCTCTTTAACAGAAATAATAGTTCATTTGCTATTGAAAATGCAGGAGCAACTGATGATGATCTAATCATTACTAGTGATGCTGATGAGATTATCAATCCATACATTCTGGAAGATCTGTCTTGGTTCAATCCGAATAATCATTATCTTACTGTATGCAATGCTTACTATTATAAATTGAACTTCTTATATCAAGATGATTGGATGGGATCAAGACTTTGTACTTGGAAGCATTTGAAAGACACTACAATTGATCAACTCCGCCAAGATCACAAAAATGCTTATAAGATTGAAGATGGTGGATGGCATTTTAGTTTCCTAGGTAATGCTGAAAACTTTAAACTAAAGTTGGCATCATATGAACATACTGAAAACAATATTGAGTCTGTAGTTTCAAACGCAGAAGAAAAAATTGAGAAGGGATTGGATCCTCTTAATAGAGGAATGACATATCGTGCAGTTCCCATTGATGAGACTTATCCAGAATATATTCAAAACAATCAAGATAAGTATGCAGAGTTTATTAAACCATGGAACTAATTGAAGGTGTAGCATTATCAAAACTTTGTGATTATTCCTTTGGGGATCAATCGGGACAATGGGGAAGGATTTATACTTCTTTTATGAAGGAGGCAAACTTAACCAATGTTGAGTTTGTTTCTAAAGTTTTTGAGATAAAGAAAAGTCGTGATTATATGACTTTGTTTATTGATAATATTAGATTATATAAAAGAACTATTAAAGAAGTTTCTGAGTCTGATCGTCCATATATTGATTCTCTTCATGAAAAAAATGATTTACTTCATCTTTGTTCTTGTTTTCCAGATGTAAAATTTATCATTTTTACTAACCTTGAAGACACTCCCATTGATGATTATATTTTTGATTTGATTCCTGAAAATGTTTTATGTATTTCCGCTGTTAATGCAGTTTCTTTTGGGGGGAAAGTTATTCCTGCACCCTATGGAATACAAAGGAGAATGTCTCCATCTGATAATAGAATAGAAGATTTATCTTCATACATGAGGAATCTTCCTATTAATCCTCCGGGACTTTTATATGTAAGTCATAATGAGGGTTCTCATGAAGAGCGTCTTGGTATTAAAGATATGTTTCGTGATAAAAGTTGGTCTGAAGTTCATGATCAGAGAGTAACATATTCGGTGTTTCTCTATAATCTTTCTCAATCAAAGTTTATGATTTGTCCTAGGGGAAATGCTATTGACTGCCATAGAAACTGGGAAGTTCTATACATGAGAAGAGTTCCTATCATGAAGAAACATCCTTATCTGCAAGAGTTGTTTAAAAATTATCCCGTATTATTTGTTGAGGATTTTGTTGAAGTGACAGAAAAATTGCTGATTGATAATGATCATCTTTTTCAAGAAGCACAACAAATGGACCTGAATAGTTTGAATTTGAATAACTTCTATAACACTACAGTGAAGAATGCGTTATGAATTTTTTTTGTATATCAAATTATAATAATGATCTGAGTTGGTTATCAGAATATCCAAACCCACATTTAATCTATGATAAAACTTGGGCAGGAGGTGTTGTGGACAATGACAATTCAGGAATTCTTCCTCCATCTAATCTCAAAGAAAAATATCCACAGTATAATATTACCAATGGGGATCCCAATGGATATAATATTAGTGATTACATGACTTTTATTATTGATCATTACGATAGTCTACCAGATGTGGTTGCTTTTCTTAAGGGTAACACTATTGGTAGACATGTTAGTAAGGAATACTTTGACAGAGTGATCAATAATAAATGTTTTACTTGTCTTGAGGATTGGAAAGAACATGATCCAAATCAAGCAGCACTTCAAAATGGTTATGCAATGTTTTCATGTGAAGGTGGATGGATGGAAACTAATGATAGTTGGTATTTAAATCATTCAAAACATCCAACAAAATATTTTAAAAACTATAACGATTTCCTTGATTATTGTTTTGTTGATGCGGTTCATCCAAGATATGTTAGATTTCCTCCTGGAGCAAATTTCATAGTTCCCAAAGAATACATTTTGAAGTATAATAAGATATTCTATGAAAATCTTAGAACTTTTACTAGGCACACAAGAGTATCTGGTGAAGGTCAAATGATTGAGAGAGCATTATATACCATTTGGTTGGGTAATTATGAAGTATCTGAGAGGATGAAAAAGCGTGTTAGCGACTGAATTTATTCATGGGCAGGGATTAGGTAATCAATTATTTTGCTATGTGACAACGAGAATGTTGGCACATAGACTTGGATATGATTTTGGTATTGGGGGACTTAGAAATGCTGGAGATTCTAGAGTAAACAAAAAAGGATTTTACTTTATGGATCTTGATTACGGCAAAGAAATTCCTGAAGGATTGGTGCGTTATGATGAGTATCGTCATGCTTTATGGACTGATGCCCAACTAAGAACCGATATTCGTTTAACTGATAAAAAATTATTATCAATATCAGATAATACTATAATTTATGGCAATCTTCAATCGGAAGAATATTTTGGAAATAGGTTAGATCTTGTTAAGTCTTGGTTAAGGGTGAAGAAAGAGTATGAACACATGGACACAAATGGAAAGAATATTTGTGTTATGAACTTCCGTGGTGGTGATATGGTTGGCAATGCTGGTGGATTTGTTTCCCGTAAGTATTGGGATAATGCCATTCAGAGAATGTTGGAATATAATCCAAGTATGGAGTTTTGTATTGTAACTGATGACGTAGAAACTGCAAATCAAATGTTACCGGAGTATCCTGCGTATCATGTTGATGTTGCTTGGGATTATGTTGCTATTAAGAATGCAAGAAACGTGATTTGCACTACATCAACTTTTTCTTGCTTCCCTTTATGGACAAGTGAAACTTTAGAGTATTGCATTGCACCCAAATACTGGTTTCACCATAACTTATCTCAAGGGTGGTGGAGTCTTGGGTGTAGCATATATAGTTACCCAACCTATTATATGGATAGGGAAGGAAAACTCTTTACACCTGAAGAATGTAAGGTAGAATGGGAAGAGTATAAGAAGCAATCAAACATTTATGGTGATGATTTATGATTGAACTGCCTGATGTAACTTTAATATCCGTTGATACTACTGCTGACTTGAGTGGAACTCTTAGGGGAGTCTACACAAGTATGGGTGGTATTAATTTTGGTTCTGTTAAAATAATTACTACTAAAGAACAAATTGAAAATAATCCGTCTCTTACAGATGATGGAATTGATCTTGAAGAACCAGTTACTGATATTAAAAACTATAATGATTACAACTACTATGTCATTTATCATTTGCATGAACATGTAGATACTTCACATTGTCTTCTTGTTCAACCTGATGGATTTGTATTGTTCCCAGATAAGTGGGATAATACATGGCTTGAATATGATTACATTGGTGCTCCTTGGGCATATGTAGAAGATGCTTATATTGATCCTTTTGGTAATCATCATCGCGTAGGTAATGGTGGATTTTCTTTAAGAAGTAAAAAGTTTCTTGAAGTTCCTACCAAAGTAGAAGTTCCTTGGGAAACTAACAATAGTGACTTTTACTGGATGCCTGAAGGTGTGGTAAACTATCATGAGGATGGAAATGTCTGTGTTCATAATAGGCATATCTTCATTGAGCAAGGATGTAAGTATGCACCTGTTGAAGTTGCAGTGAGATTCTCACAAGAAACAAGAGTTCCTGAATGCGAAGGAATTACACCATTTGGATTTCATTATAGATTACCCCCCGGAGTTGAATTAACATGATCGGACATAATCACATTGGAAAAAACGGAAGATTTGGAAATCAAATGTTCCAATACGCAGCAACTAGAGGTATTGCTACAGCTCGCGGATATGATTTTATTATTCCCGATGGACCTAAAACTGATGCTGAGTTTGTTGATGAAGAACAGCAGCACAAACTCTTCATGGCATTTAAAATGTCTGGACTTAAAAATATTGGAATGTTGGATGCAGGATACCAGCAAGAAAGTTCTTTTAGATATGATAAAGAACTAGTAAAACATTGTCCTGATAATATCAACCTTTATGGGTATTTTCAATCAGAAAGATATTTTTTCCACATTGAAGAAGAACTTCGTAAGGACTTTGAATTTCGTGATGAAGTAAAAAAACTGTGTGATGATATTTGGAAAGAAATTGTTGTTGATGAGGGGCACTCTGAAGCAATCTCACTTCATGTTCGTCGTACAGATCATTTAATCAAACCAACTTTTCATCCAGTGCTTCCTATCAGTTATTATGAAGAAGCACTTTCAAAACTACCAAAAGACATTCCTGTATTTGTGTTTACTGATGATCCTGCATGGGCATTTGGTCACGAGTTCTTCTCTTCAGATAGATTCTTTATTTCTGAAAGCGACAACATCCATGACATGTGTTTGATGTCCATGTGTAACTATAATATTATTGCCAACTCTACTTTCTCATGGTGGGGTGCTTGGTTGGCAGGACATAACAAAGTTATTGGTCCAAAGTTATGGTTTGGTCCAGATGGTGAAGATCCTACTGATATTTTTATTGACAGATGGGAGTATCTAGATGTCTGAAATTTCCGTATGCATTCCCACGTATGAATATAAAGGTGAGGGTGTAAAATATTTGAATGAGTTATTCAAGTCATTATCAACACAAACCTTTCAAGACTTTGATGTTGTAATTTCCGATCATAGTCAAGACGCAGAAATTATGAATTTCTGTAGAGAATGTGATTATGATTTTGAACTGACTTATATTCAAAATCCAAATGGCAGAGGATATCAAGCACCAAATACAAATTGTGCTTTAGAAAATGCTGAAGGTAGAATTATTAAATTAATCTATCAAGATGATATTTTTGTTGATGATAATGCACTTGAAAAAATCAAAAATGCTTTCGATACTTCAGAGTGCAAATGGTTATTTCATGGATTTACTCACACAACAGACGGTATAGAAACTCATAGGCATTGTGTTCCTCGTTGGACAGATATGATGCTTGAGGGTAGAAATCTTCTGGGGAGTCCATCTTGTATTGCAATGTTAAATGAATGTAAGATGTACATGGATGAAAATATAAAACTGCTTATTGATACTGAGTTGTATCATAGAATGAGAATTGAACTTGGTATGCCACAAATTATTACTGATGTGTTGATTGCTAATCGTGAACATGTTGGTAGAATGAGTTCTAGTGGCATTCAGTATGACGCACAAATTGATCATCCTGAAGGTGGTTGGTTAGTTAATAAGGCAGAGTTAGACTATGTGGAATCAAAGCATATAGAATTTTGTACAAGTGGGAGAAAATATCCAGATGAAAATTGATTTAACTAAAGCAACTTTTATTATTCCTATCCGAATTGAATCTCAGGATAGGTTAAGAAATGTTATTACGACAACTGCATTCCTTCTAGAAAACTTTGATACTAATATTATTATTAAAGAAGTAGATTCAGAATCAGTTTTTTCTAGGGATGCTTTACCAATACTTAATGATATTCTAGATGAAGAGATTGCAGTAACTCATATCTTTGAAGAAAGCAATGAACCACTATTCCATAGGCAAAAAGTCTTGAATGAGATGGTTGCAGAATCAAAAACTGAAATCGTCGTTAATTATGATTGTGATGTTCTTCTTCCATTAGATTCCTATCATGAAGCATATCAAACCATTCTCTATAATACTCATGATGTGATTTATCCATACGGACAGGGAATGTATCAATATCAAGTTCAAGCAACTGATGAAATAGTTTCTCATTTTTTACAAAATAAAGATTTTCATTATCTTGAGAAACATTCAAAACTTCACACTTCCGATTTTGGTTGGGTTCAATTCTTTAATCGCCAAGTCTATATTGATGGTGGATTAGAAAACGAAAACTTTAAAGCATATGCACCAGAAGACAAAGAAAGATTTTACAGATTTAATACATTAGGTTATAATGTAGGACGTATTAATGATTACGTTTATCATCTAGAACACGCAAGGGGAGAGAACTCTTGGTTTAATAATCCACATATGACTTCTAATATGGAAGAATGGGAAAAAATTCAAAAGATGAATAAAGAACAACTAATAGAATACTATTCACAACAAGAGTATCTTAAAAAATATGCTGGCATTTAATCAAATTGGTAGTCTTGGAAGACTGGGAAATCAAATGTTTGAGTATGCAGCTCTACGTGGCATTGCATCTCATCATGGATATGACTGGTGCATTCCTCCATATAATAGGAAAGGTATAGAAAACTACAGTCTTCATTATTGTTTTAAGTTAGAATCTGTTAAGGAAGATAATCTAAATTATCTTGATCATTATCAGTATGTGCAAGAAAGGTTCTTTCATTTTGATGAAGAACTTTTTGATCAGTGTCCAGACAATGTAAGTCTTCATGGATTTTTTCAATCAGAAAAATATTTCAAACATATTTCTGACGAAATTCGTAAAGACTTTACATTTCATGATGAGCACCTTGGTCCATGTAAAGAAATGATGAATTCTCTTGAAGGACAGGAACCAATCATGCTTCATGTTCGTCGCGGTGATCCTAATCTAGTTGATCCTCGTGGATTTAAATGGAGTTACACTCAATGCGGAGATCAGCATCCAGTTCAACCTCTTGAATATTATGAAAAGGCACTTGCAGAATTTGATGCTGAACAACCAGTAGTTGTTTTTTCAGATTCTCCTGAATGGGTTAAAGAACAAGAATTTTTCTCTGGGGATAGATTTTTAATTTCAGAACCACAAGACAAATATGCTGATGGTTCTTTTACTCCATATACTGACCTGTGTTTGATGTCTTTGTGTTCTCATGCTATTATTGCTAATAGTAGTTTGAGTTGGTGGGGTGCTTGGTTGATTAACAATCCAAATAAAAAAGTTATCGCGCCTAAGATGTGGTTTGGTCCTGCATACGCTGATAAAAATACTAAAGATCTTTATTGTCCTGATTGGGTAGTATTATGAATAGAATTACAAATTACGAAGAAGTTAAAAATAAAATCACTAAATGGATTGGAGATTATATTCTAGAAAATCCTAGTATTAAATCTCTTGTCGTTGGTGTTTCTGGTGGTATTGACTCTGCAGTAGTTGCTACTCTTTGTGCAGAGACTGGTCTTCCAACTTATGTTTTGTCTATGCCATTGAATTCAAATAAGAAAAATGATGAATTGTCTGACTCTTATTCTGATTCTCTGGAAGATAGGTACGAAAATGTAACTAAAATTAGAATTGATCTTTCTTCTGTGTATGAAAGATTCATCAGTTCTTTTGACTTCTGGACTGGTGATGGGGAGTTTACCTCTAATGATCTGACAAACGCCAATACAAAGTCTCGTATTCGCATGGTGACCTTGTATCAAGTTGCTGGAAACGTTAGTGGTATTGTTGTTGGAACTGGTAATAAAGTTGAAGACTATGGTGTAGGATTTTATACTAAATATGGTGACGGTGGTGTTGATATTGCACCTATCGCAGATCTTTATAAAACTGAAGTATGGGAACTTGGAAAACATCTTGGTGTAGATCAACGTATTATTGACGCTCCTCCTACAGATGGACTCTGGGAAGATAGTCGGACTGATGAAGATCAGATTGGCGCATCATACGCTCAACTTGAAGAGGCGATGGAATTGGGAACTGGACCTGCGGTTGAAGTTCTTAAAAAATTCAATACCCAAAACAAACATAAAATGCAACCTATTCCCACGTTTAAACTATGAAAATTGGAGTAATCGGAGCAGGAAGACTTGGCATTTGCTTTGCTCTTCTTTGCGAACAAGCAGGATATGAAGTGGTCGTCTCTGATATTAGAGATGGTTATGTTGAAGCACTGCAAAATAAACAGATTGAAACTAATGAACCTGAAGTTCTTGATCTGTTAAAAAAATCTACCAATCTTACTGCTACTACTAGTAATAGTGAGGTCATTAAACAGTGTGACATCATTTATACTCTGGTAGCAACTCCATCTCTTCCAACGGGAGATTATGATGTAACTGCTGTTTGGCAAGTGGTTAACGATATTAAGCAACAATCAAATGTGAATGGTAAATCATTTGTTGTTGGGTGTACTACTAATCCCGGAGATTGTGAAGAGTTTCAAAAAGAATTGGAACCATATGGTGTAGATGTTTTCTATAATCCAGAATTTATCGCCCAAGGATCAATCGTTCGTGATTTGAGACGTGCTGATATGGTTCTTATTGGTGGAAAGAGAAATGAAGTTTATGATGAACTCTGTGAACTTTATAATAAAATTCAAGAGACTCAACCAAGAATCAATATAATGTCAACAACTGCAGCAGAACTTGTAAAACTTGCTGTCAATTGTTTTCTAACAACCAAAATTAGTTATGCAAATATGGTTGGTGAGGTCATGACTCTTGCTGGACTTGAAGATGAAATCTCAACAGTTTTGACAGCTATTGGTGATGATAGTCGTGTTGGTAGAAAATATCTAAACTATGGTTATGGATTTGGTGGTCCTTGTCTACCAAGAGATAATCGTTCTTTTGCAGCATACGCAAAAAAATTAGGACTAGAATATAATCTTGGCGCAACAACAGATAATTTTAATGATGAACATGCTAGATTTTTGTTAGAATATTTTGTAAAGAAAAACGATAAAAATTTACCATTCTGTTTTCATTATGCTTCTTATAAAGAAGGAACAGATATTATCACAGAGAGTCAGCAATATCGTTTATGTTTAGATCTTCTTGATAATGGATATAAAGTTTATGTTGTTGAAGATTATGTAAAATCTCAATGTGATGATAGAATTATTTTTGGTATTCCAAATGAAGAGGTGTTCTGGGTTGAGCTATGAATCAATTATTGGATAAAAATAAATCTACATTCAAA